AGGGTTATTTAACGCAAGTCCTAAAAGAATCGTGGAATCAGGCCAAGGACAAGAACCCTGCTCCTGTCGTGTTATGGCCTTCAAAATCGGTAAGGCGGGAAGGGCAGTCACCGTATCCGGATCAATCCCGCTCCACGTCGAAACATTGGCGATATAGCTATCCGTGGGGTTCTCGGACGCCGGAGCCCATCTCGTTATAGCCCCTCTAATCGTCTGTATGCCTTCTTTTTCATAGGAGGACAGAATCCTCGCCATCGCCCGAAATCCCCACGATGGGGCTATAAATTTGCAGTAGGGGCCGGGGTAACTCTTATCCTGGCCACTCCAGGTAATCCCGGTATTACGGATGTTTCCGGGATTAGAGAGGGTCACCCCCAGCGGGATATTATTAGGGGTACTTGCCACCGAGGCCCGCTCGATCCCCGAGGATCGCCACTGTATTACCCATCTTTTCCATTTTCTCATCCATCTTTTCAATGGTATCGATGAGCTTGTCCAACCGTTCGATGTTGTCCTGGTGCTTGCCGTCCATATCATCCTTGTCGGCCTTCTTATCGAGCTTCTTCTGTATCCACATCGCCCAGCCTCCTACGATAGGCCACAACAGGTGTAAGAACTGAATCGGATTGGAATCATCCGTGGCCATGTTTCAAGCGGCGAACGTGGACAATACCCATTCCCTAAATTCCTTAAGCACTCCATAGGGTTTTAGATTCTTATGCGGCCCCCGCCGTATCCACTTCTCTGTACAGTCCTTCTCATGACGTTTCTCTCCGTGACAGTAGGGACAGGGAGTCTTCATATGAACAGGTACGTGAAGGTCAGTTGGTTATTGGTGCCCTTCTGGCCGGAAGCGGTGAAGTTGGCATTGGCAGATCCCAGACTCCAGGTACCCGACAGCGCAGGAATCGACACCCAGCAGGGCTGCTGAAAGATGACGCCATTGTCCACAAGCAGCTGCGGAATCGCCACATGTTGCGGGGCCAAGGTCGGAGGCTGAATGGCGGCAGGCACACCCGAAATCCCAAAGGTGGTGGAATTACTGGTTCCACTCACCGCAGGTATCGTCACCGTCACCACGGTGCCAGTGATCGAATACGTGATTGCATACGTAGGGGGGCTTCCTGAAAATCCTACCCCCGTCCCAGTAAAAGAGCCCTGTATCTGGGAGACAAAGGAAGATAAGGCCGGATCGTTGATCCCGGATATCTGATCAAAGGTCGGACCCAGTTGAGTGCCCGCAATCGGATTGAGGGTCGTTCCGGCATTGGTGGTAAAGATAAACTTTAAAGGCACTCCCCCTTGCTGCCAGATGGCCGCGTTCTGCAACCGGCCGTTGGAGTCCATCTGGATCGGGTTACTGTTTGGGACCAACCCGCTTTGGTCGGTGTAGGTGGAACCCGGATTGGAGGTTCCAGCAAGGTAAGTCCAGCACAACCCTCCGTTTAAAGGAACGCCGTTGTTATTGAACAGCTGCAAGAAGGTCGAGAACGGGGAAAGATAAAAGCTAGCCATAGTTGAACTCCAGTGCAAACCCGTGCCTCTGGAGTTCTGGCAGTTCTTTCTCCAGCCTCTCCCCCACATCGTCCCGGTACTGCATGTTGGGTATATGTAGTTCTTTTACCGTCTTATAAGCCCGATCGCAGGCTTGAGAGACGGTCTTACCGAGGGCGGTCACGACGCACAGATAATCTCCCGTCGTGGTCCAGGTGGGCTTGTTTACGATTTCATCCCCCTCCATATTAGGCTGAGACTCAATTTTGACCGCTTGGGGGTGGATATGCTTTTTGTTCTCTGCCGTGACACCGTAGATCGGAATGCCTTCGAGCTCTCTCTTAGTGAACTTGGAATTCGGGTAGTCGGGCTGACTGATCACGATGCCGCAGGCCACTTGGGGCGATACTTCGAGCACATCCTCTCCCTGGAGAGACTTCTTCATCCAATCGGCCGGATCCCCTTTGTGCTCTGCCAGCATGATATTAAAAGCTGGCCACCCCAGACGTGCAGTAAACTCCAAGGGGTAAACTTGGCCGGATTTATCGATGATGCAATTCACGTCGATATCGCCTCGGTGCCCGAGGGCGAGCAGATCATCTTCCAGCGGTGCCAGCACCTCTTCCCCTATCGCCGACCGGCTCACGTACTTCATGATGGTTCCCGCCTCGCCGCAATTGGGACCACACCCTCCCGACAATAGCTTTTTCTCTTCGAAGTTCTCGTTGTACGGACCGAAAAACCCGTCCGATCCCATCCAGCGGGAAACAGCAAACTCCTGGCCCTCAATGACCTCTTGGAGCATCACGGGTCCTTTGGGTGCCATTCCCAACCGTTTCCACCTCTGCAGTCGGGCCACCATGTCAGCAGGGCTTTGGGATACATAACTGAGAGACTTGTCGTCTTCATCCCCGAGGGTCTTAAAAACAAAACGTTGTCCAGTTGCTCGTACGTGAGATTCCGCTTCGTCAAGGGTCTTGAAGGTTTGATAATCAGGTACGTCGATGCCGTGATCTTCAAAGAACTTCATCCCCTGCTCTCTTTTGATTTCAAGTGCGGCGGAGGCTGGGGAAGGTCCAAATACCTTGTCTTTGAAGAGAGCAAGCTTCTCCATGAACTGATGATTACCGCTCGGTACGATAAGATCCGCCCACTTCGCGCTAGGGAGCCAGTTGTCCACTTTCTCGATGCCTTTAAACCCATTCCCTGTCTCTTTGTGGTTTTCCTTCGATAAGTACATCCGGACGCTATGTCCGGCCGATACACACCTTAGGCAAAAGGGCAGCATCTCGCCCACGGAATCTAAGTTCAGGACCAGGACTTTCACTGGACTTGTTCACCGGATACCCCGGTTGCAATGGCACCCCGACTGACTTCCGCTCCACCCTTGAGCATGGCATCGGCGGCATTGCGCAAGGCATTCACTCCCTGAACATCGGCAAAGGCCCGCTCGATGGGTTTACCGATCAGCAGTCCCGCCCCAAATCCGATCACATGCGGGATCCCCATGTGTCCACCCACCCAAGCAGTAATGGCCGCAATGGCGATATCAGCACGGCTGAAGTCCATGTGATGAAAACCCGGCGGCATGTTCACCTTACCCGTCTTAGCCCGGTTCTGGATAATCTGTATGTCATCCACCAGCCGCTGTAAGTCTGAGGTGTATTGCTTGCCCTTGGTCCCAAAGACCGCCTGTCGGGTCTCAAAAGGCATGCGACGATAATTACGCACAAACTTTACGGCGTTGAACTCCCCGCTGGACGGGTCTAATCCCATCCTTCGGTGCACCTCATCTGTGAAGGCCGGAGCATATTTCCCCATTTGCTCCACCGTCCGTTTAACGGTTGCTACATCCTGAAAGTCCTGACGGAAGAGACGGTTATACATGCCCTTCTTACCGATGGCTTCCGAGGCCACGTTGGCGGCATTGGCCTTCTGCCAAGCTTCAAACGCCTGCGGACCCTTGGCTTTAGCGGCGGCTTCCATATCGGCCGTCAATGCATCGTAAATCCCTTTGAATTTCTTGTCGGCAATGGTCCACTTTCCTCCCCAGTTGATCTGCTGACCGACTTCAGTCCGTAGTTCCTTCACGCTGTCCAAAGTCGCTGACTCCGCTCCTTTGAGCTTCTTCTCAATGGCCTTGGCGGTCCCATGAAATCCGGTATCGATGCCCCCCAGATGGGATTGGACCACTTTGTAGGTATTTCCTAAGGGAACATCGGTCTGTGGAGGTAATGCCTGCTCAAGCGTGCTATAGGCTTGTGTGGTTTCCTCTTTGGCCTTACCCGCAGCTCCCTTGAGGGCCCCTTCGGCCCCGGATCTGGAAGCGACTTTCTCCGCAGCGGTCAGTTCCCGGGGTTTGGTGGCCGCTTTGGCTATCCCTTTGAGTCCCGCGACCGTCTCACTGCCGATCTCTGATCCGGCCAGATCCGTGGCCGCTCGATACAACTGTCCTAGGATCGGATGACCCGAGGATTTCAGTTTCTCCTCCGGGATGCCGATGAGTTTGGCTAGGGGAGCGGTAATCTCACCGACGTACTTTTCCATTGCTTTAGCCGATTCAGTCTCCGGCTGCATATGCAGCGCTGATGAGACCTTCTCTCCCTTCTTGGGGTCTTGAGTGAAGACAGAGGTTGCAGCCCCAGCCACATCTCCCACAATCCCGCTGCCAATATCGAGTGCGGTCTCGACCGTCCCTTCCACCCCTCGGACCGCCCCCATGACACCGGGACCTGTAGCACGATCAAAAGCCTCCCCGGCCGCATGGACCTTCTCGCCATAGGTCGGTTCTGCTGTCTGTGTTGAGGCACCTTGGTATTGCGTCCAGGGACCCGACTGATACTGACTCCAGGGTCCCTCATCCGCCACTGACTTTCTCCCAGTTCTCCTTCTTGGAAGGATCCCCACCCTTGAACCGATAACCGCCTTGGACGGTTCCCACCTCAGGTCCTTCTCTCTGATCGGAGTCCAAGTGTCTTAAAGTGGTGGGATCAAGCTTTTGATTGAACTCCCCCGTCGCCGCCGCTTCGGACTCTCCGCTCTCCATCACGGAACTCGTAAACTGTTTCCTCAATCCCCGAAGTTGTCCGGCCAGAAGTTTCTCGGAGATACGCACCACATCGACCAACTGTTCCGGGGAGTTTGCGGCGTTGAACTTGGACTGCAGTTCCTGACGGTCGGTGACACCACCGGCTCCCCGACCAATCACCGCCTTGACCACCTCGTCACCCACAATCTGTTTGGCGGTATCGAAAGAGGTCACCGAAGACTTACCAAACTCGGTCGCCAGGAAGTTGTAGAAGCGGTTGACTGAACGAATGTCCTTGTTATTGAGTTCCTTGGCCGAATCCGAGATCACCCCTAGATGCTGAACCGCCACATTGAGCGATCGGACTACATCGCCCTGAGAGCCTTTATCGAAGGCGGTTCGGGTCGCCGAAGCGGCTTTACTGCCTTGACCGGAACGGACTAACTGTTCGGCGGTAGATCCGGCTTTTGCTAACTGATCAAAGTTCAAGGCCCGAAGTTCAGACAGTGTGATATTCCCACCGGTCAGTTGCATGTATTTGTCTTTGAGCGCCAATCCTTCTTCAGTTTGTGGATCGGTAATGCCGTACCGCTGACTGGCCGGCTTACTCTCCATCGCCTTATCATGGCGTATCCGTTCGTCTAGCGCTGCCTGAGCGGTTTGTCGGGCCTGATCACGGGCTGTGATCTGACTTTGAACTCCTAACTGCTTGAGTCGGTCCTGAACAAACTCCCGACTCTTAGGCAACTGATCATACAGGTCCTTGAGCTTGTCATAGGTAAACTGTCCGCCCGACTGCTGGATCTGTTGTAACCATTGCTGCTTGATCTTCGGCGGAATTACACTGTCCGGGGCCTTCTTAATCTCCTCGATAAAGGCCGGAACGGAAGCGTTAATGGACCCCTGAACCTCTGCATCCGTTTTCCCCGCCTGCCGCATGGCTGTGACCCGATCAAAGATGCCCCCGATGTGCTGATCGAGGAAGTCCAGCCGTAGGTTATCGGCTTTGGCCTGGTCGAGTTGATTCTGTAAGTCGCCCGACTGGATACTCTGACCGGACTTGATGATATCCATCGCCGCCGATCCATAGCCCTTTTTAGCAGCGGCTTGGGCGGCTTTGGCAATCCCTTCCGGTTTGGTGGGATCGATGCCCTTATAAATCTCCTTCAGGTCGGAGCGTTCCTGCTCCTGTTCCTTGCTTTCCCGTAGTTTGAGCTTCTGCAGCTGATCCTCGTTCACCAAGTCCCGCAACTGAAAGCCCTTGGCATACGCTGCGGCCACATCCGGGATCGAATTGTCCCCGATCGATCCGATCACCGAAGGATCAAAGGTGGCCATCTAACTCACCGCCAGGTTTTTCAAGATGCTGTAATCGGCATACTGACCTGCAGCCCCGGTAGCCAGTTTAGAGAGACTGGCCGCCTCATTGGCATCAATCCCAGCAATGGTATTGCCTTGGTTAATCGCGATATTTCCAAGGTTGGTGGCCGCCTGTCCGATGTTAGCCGCTTGTCCTGCCGCCGCCGCTTGTCCTATCTGCACCGCATTGCCGGCATTACCCACTGCATTCTGATAGGTGTTCTGTGCGAGTCCCTGGTTGAACTGCGACAACCCTTCGAGCGTATTTCCCGATAGTCCCAGACCCATCGCAGAGGCTTGATTCACCGTCGCCTGATCACCCTGTTGCAGGGCGAACTGATAGCCGGGAGTTTTCTCTAAAGCAGCCAGAGGAGAGACTTTGGGGTTAAGTCCCAGAAGGTTCTGATATTGCTGGATCGCTCCCATGTTTCCACCGGTTCCGGTTCCGATGTCACGATAGGGCTGGGATAACTGTGCCTGCTCGCTTAGAGCTTTGTTTTGCTCATTAGCTGCAGTCTGAGCGGCATCCCGAGTCGCTATGGACGCCTGATGAGAAGCGATCATGGTGCCTGCAGCCCCCACGACCGCCGACCCTGCAATAGCAATACCAGCAACTACGCACATTTGAGTCTTTTCTCCATGACGATATCGTCTCCGACGTAACCCCGAACCTGAAGCAATTTAAAGATCGGTCCCCGCTCATGGGTGGGCCAGCCGATGATCTGCACCCCCCGTGCTTTGAGTTCATCCTCAAACCGGTCAATGAGACGAATCACCATATAGGTTCGGTGTTCCGGTTCCACATACAGGGAATCGGCATTCCCGCACAGGATGTGCTTGTGGTGTAAAGCCCGGTATAAAATCCCCGTACAGTAACCGACCAGTTTCCTGTCATTGCGAAGCGTAACAATGATCAGGGCCCCGCTCTTGTCCAGTTCCTGGTATCGGTCTCGGTCGGGTTCGATTTGGTAGTCCCTCTCCCCGTGATATGCACAGGAGACTCCCTTATCTTTGGTTCCCTCATCCCAGCATTTTTGTGCCAGCGGGATGAGCTCGTCAAAGAGTTCCACGCTGAAGGGTTCAACGGCGATGTTCATACCGGTGTCCCCGAACCGTTCACCCAGATGATTGAAGGGGAGACCTGTTTCACAAACACTGGATAGCCGAGCGTCGTATCAAAGTACGACAAGCCGACATAGAGATTGACTGTGGGACGGATCGCCGTGGATCCGGTCTGCCCCTGAGGACCCAGCCAGGTCTGGATCGACTGAAACCAGGCATCATACTGAACGTCCTTAAAGGGCTTGGTCGGTTTAGGCGACAGACTCATGCTTGACGCTCTGCGGGCTGACGTTCATTGAGTTTCATCGCCCCTTCCGTGATCACAAAGTCCACCGGATCGGTCATCCGAATCTTGAAGGTGGCATCCCGTGTGGAACCGAACCGTCTCCATTTAACCCGGGTGAGATATTTACCCGTTGCCCCCAGAGAGGCCCAGCGTTCACCCGACCAGGTCTGCGCGTTATCCTTGGAGTACTGCAGCATCACTTGAGGGTCGGACCCTTGCGGAGCATCGCCGACCTTCATATCCAAGTACAACTGCGAGGGACGAAAGCGGTTGAATTGCTGCGAGATGTGACGGGTGATGACTTCCCGCACGATGGTGACACCGTTATCGGTGTACTGGTGCTCCTCTACCGTGTAGACATTCCCGTTCTGGTAATCGCTCAGGAACCTCACCCCCCCGCAGTAAGCGGAAAATCTCGCCTGATGCCTTGAGGGGACCAGAGAGGTACCGGTCTGGACTTCGGACCAGATTCCGGTAGAACAGTCATAGATAAAAGATCGGTTCTCAGTTGGAAAGGTACACTGGTAGATCTTGTGATGACCGTCATCATAGACCAAGGCCTCGGCATCGGATACCACTGAAAAATCGTTGATGATGTCATCAATATCCTCATCCGAGATAACTTGGGGAGCATAGGAGTTGATGATCCGTACAAACTGGACGTTTCCTTCAGGGGATTGTGCAAGATAGATGATGCTTTGATCGATGTGTCCCCGGGACCACTTGGCCGCCAGTCCGTATTCATTGGCCGCCGAGAGAATCGGGGCAAAGGGCTGGGGGCTTAATCCCTGGTTCTGCCAGAACTCGCTTCCGATCTGTCGGAAGAGCACCAGGTTACCCAGAAGCTCATCCACAGCAAGGAGATTGTCAGAGCCTGAAGCGCAATAAGCAAAAGACAGAGCCGGCCAAGAGAATCCGTTATTAAAGGCACTAACATAAAACTGTCTCGTTCCCGGGACTTCCACCACAAAGAATCCGGCCACATTGGCGACCGTCGTCGCATTGGGAGAGACGGCAGAGATTCCAGGGTTCTGGGAAACATAAGTAGAAATCGGGAACCCCAGTGAGCTCGTTCCATCCACATAAATGACCTGGGTTGGACTGTAAGCAATCGAGGGGATGGCGTTGTTGGCGGCTAATCCGGTCAGGGTCACCGAATAGACGACCCCATTAGTCAATTGCCTAGGAATAGCCCACTGCCAGTTGGAGGCCGCTCCGGTGAAGCTATAGGTGGCATTGGAGGTCAGAAAATTGATTGCGTTGGGGAAGTCCCCGCCGCCCACGGTGAGTCCAAAGAAATAGCTTTTACCCAAAGAAGAGGATGAGGCATAGGTCACTGTGATCTGTGCCAGATTGGTTTCAATGATCGTGACGGTGTTTCCATTGGTATCGGTCGATGGTGAAAGAGTACCGAACGACAGCGTGTTGTTATATCCCGTCCCGGTAAATGGAAACGTCGCCTGACCTGCCGTCAACGTCGCATTTAAAATGGGTGTCGTTGTGGAGGTCGCTGCAATCACCGTTCCCGTGCTTGAGAGCACATAAAACTGATTGGAGGTGATTGCATAGATCGCACCCGGAGATCCTGAGAATCCTCGAAATGAATTATTCCCCGTGACGTTGAATGCTAACTTCAATCCCGGTGTTCCATGTAGACACACCTTGGTTTTGTCCCCGTCGCGTCGGTTCTCATATAGGACATTGAGACGCCGTTGTCTGGTAACGACAAAGCGGTTGGTCGCAGTCGACGCTCCAAACATGGGCACTATTTTGATGATCGTATCCTCATGTGCCGTAGAACTGATCCGACTCACGCTGGAAATAGATTCTAGTCACCTCGGAATCCGCTTCCTTAGCCATTGCAATCGAATCCTGATAGTTCTGCTCCATATCCTGAGTCCAAGGGCAATCGAACATCGCGGCGATGTCTTTAGCTCCTCCCCAACCTAAAGCCCGATACCATTGCTGTGGATATTCCACATTATCCCCGCCGTTCACTATATCCATCACCGGTCTAAGGAACACCATGTGGATGAACTTGGTAACATCCTGTGCCCCGAAACAGTCGATGTAATACACCCCGTTTCCTTGTACGGGTGAGGTGACTAGTGTATTCGGACCAGTACCAATCTGAGACTCGTAATAAAAAGCCGTCGGGTCACCTTGCGTTCCCGGCATGGTTTTGGTGGGTAGACTCTCGTACTCCTGCACCGTGAGGAAGTTCTGCGGGGTATCGTTGTTCTGGGAATCCCGGAGTAGGCAGGTAACCACCTCAAGAGGCCGCTGCTGCTTAACCGTATAGTTATAAACACTGGACCCATTGGCTACCAATCCTGTGACATTGGTTGTCATCGTCACGGTGAGATTGACACTGTTCACACTCTGCACGGTGCTCCAGAAGATATCCGGACCCGGTCCTCCCCCTTGGATACTCTGTGGCGTATACACTACCCCGATATAGTCATTCACATTGATGAGTGCGGTGGATGAGACATTCAGCACATTGGTACCGATGGAGGTCACCGCCGTTGTCGTCGTCATGTTATGCAGCTGATACGGCGTACCTCCAGTCACTCCTCCAGCCCAGTTGTCTCCGGTGGGGCCTAAGAGATACAGGTGCTTGGAATAGCCTAAAAACAGATTCCCCCGTTGCCTCGTCCACATCTTCAATCCCGGGGCAAAGTCCTGACGTCCCATCCATTGCTTGACCATCATGTTCAACTTTCGGGAACAGTCGATAAACTCCTGGGCCGTGGGAACCTCGTTCTCACCTAAAGCCCCGACATTGAGCATCATGTCCCGCACAATATCGTTCTGCGTGACCGTAAAGGTAAACGTCCCTGAGGTACTCATGCGGCTTTCTTCAGTTTCTCAGTGAGGATCTGCCACACCACGCGGTACACTTGATCAAAGGTAATGTCCTGCTGGCATTGTGCGACACCGACCTCACGTCCTTTGCAGTAGTCCCATGAATAGTGAAGCTGGTGACATGCGGGTGCTTCGTTATTTCCCCTTCCGGGGCAGACAGTGTGATCCGAGGATACTGGGTATACGTTAGACCAGTCTCGGGTAAGGTTCTCGTGGGTCGAGTGAGATAAAAGAACCACTTTTGGATAATCGTGCTCAGAGGCCGCATTCATCACTCCCGTCTCGGGACCGATCGCCATATCGCAGGAGGCCATGAAGGCTAGGGATTGGCGGATGTTCCACTGCCCACATTTCTTGTGAACCCGTTTCTCATTTTCCCAGCCTTGTTCTAGGATTTTCCCCGCTTCTGCCCCGATGAGTACCACCTCGACCTGAGGGAAATCCAGCATGATAGAAGCGATAATATTATCCATCCCACCCCAGACTTTATGTACTGCACTGCCGGCGACGGGATAACCGATGACGAACTCTCCCATCTTGGAGCGTTGTTTCTTGACCCAGGTCCTCTCCTCCTCCGTCGGGAAGAACCGGACTTGCGGGTTGTGGGGGATACCGGCAATCTCATGCTGAGCCTCAAGGTAGTTCCGATTCATCATCTGGTGACGAAGTTTAGCCGGCCATCCGTACATGGTCCGACCAGGAATCGACAGGAATGAGGCTTCCACCGACTCCGACAGGTTCACCCACTTGTCATATTTCTTCTTGTGATAGTCCCAGAACTCCCCTAGTAGATGATTCGGGACCTGATCCTTGTCCTGGTAATAAAAAGCGTCGATGTTCGGATCGTACCGGACAACCTGATCCCCAGGGGGTGAGGTATACAGGGTCACATGGTAGCCCTGGGCTTTCAGGCCCGCGAACACCGACGAAGCTTGCAACAGATCGCCAAACGCCCCGTACCGGACCACCCCACAGGTTTTCTCAGCTTTCTTGTACTCTTTCCAGCTCTCCCGTTGTCCGGAGTTGATCTTTTTGAACACAAAATAGAGTGAGTATTCCCGGTCCTCGTTCCGCTTCTGGTAGTCCACCAGATCCCAGCTACCCGAGGCTCTCATGTACTGGATCAGGCGGTCATAACTCACGTTCCACTTGTGATCCTTGTTCGCCCCGTTCTCTCCGACCTTGGGATACTCGTCCTCATCCGGAAGGTAAAGGACTAGGTAGCCTCCGGTTTTTATGATTCGCATCCACTCTTTTAGGGCCCCGGTGACCCGTTCGGGTTCGATGTGTTCCAGTAGGTGAGAACTGAAGACAAAATCCAGGGATCCAGTGGCGAAAAATTCCAGTCTCTCTGCAGTATCGACATATATGTCTGGATTAATCGGATGTCCGAAGAGGCCAGTATCCTTCCGGTTATCGATTCCAATGAAGTGGTTGTAGAGTTTCTGGATTCCGCTTCCAAGCTCTAATCCCCTACCCCGGGTGTATTGCACCACTTCCCATTTGATTTTCCCCCCCTCGTTGCATTGTGGATCGGTCGGTCTCCAAACCATGGATGGTTCCTTATGATGGATCTAATTCGATGCCCAGCCCCATCGTTCCCGTGGACCCTGAGGTCGAACTGGTAACAACCTGAATAGACCAAACCTGACCTTGCGTGACGGTTACGGTGTCTGAGGTGTCATTACAGGTCTTATTGGGATTGGATATGGTGCAGGTCACCGATGAGGGCGTTCCCGTCGATCCAGCCGCTCCGCTATAGACCGTAAAGATAAAGGTTTGACCCACAGCAGGCGTATTGTTGGTCGATATAAAAAGATTCTTAAATACCCCACCGCTCGCCAGAGTCATCAGCATGCCGTTGGTACTCGCAGCCAAGGGATTACCACTACCTGAGACCAGATAATCGGTCGTGGCCTGTGCGACCGCCGATGACACAAAAGTCTGCAAGGTCTTGACCGTTCCACCACAGGTCGCTCCAGAGTCCTGAATCGAAGTCCCCGAGGCCCAGGACACACAATGCCCCGTCGTAATCGCCCCGGTCTGAACGGGGATATTCGCTGCAGCTAACGATGCCGCTCCGGTTCCTCCGCCTCCCGTACTGAGCGTCCCCGACAGTCCCAGCTGAATATTGCCCGCTGAAGGGTTGGCAAAGGTCAGTGTCAATCCGTTGGTCGCTGCCGAGTTCTGAAAATTGATCGTACTGGAACTGGTGAGATTCACCCCGTTGACCTGGAACGTTCCGCCCCCTCCGCTTCCACAAGCTTGTCCCGCATCGGCAATGAGAAGCGGTGTTCCCGTCGCCGATACGTTGATGCAGTCCCCGACGGTAAAAACCCCTGTAGCCTGAACGTAGCCTGGAGAGGGAACGACCTGGGCGGATGCGCTAAGCGTTAAGCAAAGCGCCAGCGTGAGATAACGTAGGTGCATCGTGCGGCTCCCAGAGGCAATAATGCTACAGACTGAGCCTGAGTGTTGGAAAACTGGTTGGTCGAAATCCCTCCACCGTTGTGTGCGAACGTCAAATTATCGGTTGTACTTTGATTGACGATCATGATCGTGTATCCGTCCGAACACCCACTGGCATCTATGCCATTGATCGTGGACCCCCCTGTAGCGGGGGTCAGAAGCAATCGGTTAGTCGCCCCGCTCTTGTACCCTGTCAGTGTCGGGACGCCTAAGTCATTCAGAGGCCCGGTGGTAAGAGTCGCTGATACCGAGTTCTGAAAGCTAACCGCACCGTCATACGGCATCTCAGTCCCAAAGAATATTCCAGGTGTTCGGGTTCGTCCCGCTGGTTATAACAACCAGGGAGGTATTACATCGGACGCCGATGGGGGAGAGCGGGGAGTTTCCAGTGACGGCTTGGGTGGGTCCGGTGATCTGGTTGACGGCGGTTGCGGTAAAAGTCCCCGTAAGTGCCGTGGTCCCATCCAGCATCGCAATCGCACCCGTTGCTGTTGCCAGAACCGTAACAATCCCACCGACCAGCACACAAGGACCGGGACTAACCGTCGTAGTCCCCGAAGTTGAAATAGCCGTATATTTTGTATGTACGACTGTACTTGCGATTCCACTGATGGGATCGATGAGGGAGTGACCAGCCGGTATGACATTACCGACAGGCTTGTTGGGCGTAACATTCTGCTGGGCCACTAATCAATCTCTTTGATCAACCGATCCCGCTCACGTGCGGCCCTCTGGATTGCGAGCCGTCGCTCCTTGGCGATCTGAGTCTCCCGGATGCGACGCTCGTTGGCTAGCATGTCAAGGGTCGTCCAGCGCTCGACGGGTTTCTCATCGGGTCCGAAATGCACCCCATCCTGCTCGAACTGAATCCTGGGATCTCCCACGATCACCCCATAAGGACGACTTTTGTCAAGTTTGGTCTCGTTGGGATTGAACTGCAGTGCCATGACTCCCCCTCACATCCGATCTAACACGTTATTGCGCTCTAGATACCCGGTCTCCCCATCCACGGTGACTTCATCGTAGAAGGCATCGTTATGTTCCCGGGTGTACATATCATCGGTTCCGTTGAGTTTCTTGCGGTCAAATCCCGCTTTCAGGGACTTGGCCGTGACATCCTCGGTCACCTGAGTTCCTGAACCCAGACACCCTGCCCAGGACATCGAGGGCTGATAGGAAACCTCTTGATCGGCCACATCCATGCCCGGAGGGAGTGAGTTGTACATATCCCCCGTATAGGGTTCGTACCGACCGTCTCCTCCCCGGGTCTGTAGCCCGCGCTTGGTACGGGCACTCTTGGCCGACACCCAGCCCCCCTGAGCATCGTCGTTGGGGTTCTGAGGGTTATCGACGAGGAATTTTTCCTGGACGATCTTGTTCACTTGATCGAGCTCTTACTCTGGCCGAACCCCCCGTCGGTCGGATATCCCAGACCACCCGAATAGGTCCGCATCGGCTGTTCGCGAGAGTCCATCAGTTCCTGGTCTTCAATGTCCATACCGGGTGGAAGGGAATTGTAGAACGCGGTCACCCCGTAGGGCAGGCCCTTTTTGGTGATGTAGTTGTTGTTGTTGACCCCGGACTTATCCAGAGTCTCCCCACCCGATTTCGGGAAGATGCTGTCTGCCTCGTCGTCCGAGGGAGAACGCACGGCATGCCGTTTCTCGCTTCGGGCGTTGGCACTCTTGATCACATCCTTTGCCGTGGGGGCTACGCCCCCCAGCTCGCCCGTCGCAAGCCCCTCTTTGGCGAACTGTGAGGACTCGTAACTGCCGCTCTTTGCTTTCATGAGAACTCCTTAACCTGCCACCGGTGCGAGCGGTGCATACTGAAAATCAATACCGGCCACGATGACCGCCGTGGCATCCGTTCCCAGGGTGGCAATCACCTCAGAACCTGCCGGCACATAATAGCCGCCCAGCGCAGCCGCTCCGGTATTGGTATTGAAGGCAATGTAATTCACCCCCCCGATCACCGCCGTCCCCGTGGACGTGGAGACCACCGGCCCTCCGATCGCATACGGTCCCCAGGTGGCGGTAGTCAGTGCCACCGTGGTGCCCGTGGTGGAGGTGTTAACCACCACCGTGAGCTGCAACGTATTGGCAGACAACGTACTCGAAAACGTACTGGTGCCCAGCGTGTCCACCAGCGTCAAACAGGAGTATAGATACGAGTTCGCCAGGGTGACAAACTTGGCCGTGGCGGCGTTACCCGTGATTTTCCCGAACTGGTAGGACTGGCGTTGGTTATACGCCGGGTCCAGCGCAGTCGGGTACGTCTTGTAGTTCGGGGCGACTGGAGTAGTCATGTTATGCGATCACCGTGGAAGTCGGTGCTCCGATCGAGTACTCCAGGATATGAGAGGCCGTCCCGGTCGCATCCGTACCGGCCACCACGTAGATTTGATCTCCCGGGTTCATGTAGAGACCCCCTTGTCCGCCTCCGGCACCGCCTCCAGGCAGTCCGAGTGAGTAGGTCGTGGTACCCCAGGCCATCGTGGTGTTCGTACCCCCGAGCGTGTTGATGGCGTAGCGGCTGTACCCGCCAAGACCGCCGATCGCCTGCAGGTTGACGTTCGTTCCAGGTCCACCGGTTCCTGCGATGAAGAACGGACCCGTCGCCGCTGCACCCACCGTGGTGGTGGCGAGGGTGACGGCTGTTCCCGTCGTGTTGGTGTTGGCCACAAAGACGCAGTAAGCGGCCATACAGGAGGTGGTGGAGATGCCATTGACGGTATAGGTACTGGAACCCAGTGCGGTGACGGGGAAGAAGTTGACGCCGTACACGGTGAGTGCCGTAAAAGCGGTGAACTTGGTGGTAGAGGTTCCACCCGACCCCGTAATGGTCCCCAACGAGATGGACTGACGGGTGACGTACGTCGGATTGTCGTACGCCATCGAGCGGTAGACGACGTTTGCGTTGCCTTGATTTTGCGATGCCATATCAGTCCTTGTGCGGCCCCTTCGCTAAATGAGCACTCGCGGGTGAGAAGTGGGCCTCACCCGATCACCGTGCCGGTAAACGTTCCCCCTTGGGGGCTACAGATTCCATACTCCACGATCGGAACCACCGTGGCCGAGGCGTCGGTTCCATTAATGAACCAAAGCTGATCCCCGGGGTTCATGTACAACCCCCCCGTTGGAGCCAGATAAGTCAGCGTTCCCCACACCTGGTTGGTATTCGTCCCACCGATCGTGTTCAGAGAATAGCGGTAATACCCACCAATCCCACCCTGGCCCAACACTGAGACATTGGTCCCTGGCGTTCCGGTGCCTGAGACAAAGAACGGACCGGAGGCCGCTGCTCCCAACGTCGTGGTGGCCAAGGCGATCGTTGCCGTAGTGGAGGTATTAGTGACAAACACCGCATAGAGAGCCTGGCAAGAGGTGGTCGCCGTCCCGTTGACGGTGTAGGTGCTGGTCGCCAAGGCCGTCTGGCTGAAGGTGACCCCATAGACTAGGGTATTGGTCCAGGCCGTAAACTTGCCTGTCGCATTGCCGGATCCGGCCGAGTTTGCCGCCAGTTGACTCGACTGTCTTGCCGCATACTCGGGCGTGTACCAAGCGGTGGCCTGCTGATACACGCTCGCGAGCGGGATCGTGGCCTGACCTTGGTTCTGAGAGGCCATTTAGCTAACCGTGCTCGAGTTCATGGCAGACAACACAAAGCCATTTGACGTTGTACCAGTCTGAAGGATCGTAGCTAACATGGTGGGCGTGTACACGTTCGTCGGACCCGCATACTTATAAAGTGGAATGCGCAGCGGTGTCACTCATGCGGCACTATCCCATTTTACGATCCGGACATTGATGGCCAGGGTGTGTACTATGCCAAACCCGCCTAAGTAGTACCAAGCAATACCCTTACTGCGTCCATAGTCGGTGGGGATCTTGCCTCGCATCTCCTCCGGTACCGCAATCGCCTCGGCCACCGTGTCATTTCCAAAGAAGAAGATCCAGTCCGACAGTCCATTGGTCCAAGCGGTGGTCGTCAGACCATCCGTTCCTGTCCCCTTGGGGATATTGGTCTGCTCGATATACCGGGTGTTCTCGTAGCGTCCGATCTCACCGTTCATGATGAGATTAAATCCGGTATCCGAGTACTGGTGGATCGACTCCAGCACGTTCTTGAACGTTCGCAGCGTCGTCGGCCAGGCCAGGGCGTAGTAGTCATCGGCGATGTAAGCGGGGATATTCCGCTCCTTCATCGTGTCCACGATCGCCTTGGCGTGGTTGTTGTTGTACGCAATGGAATTGGTACCCGTCACCGTGCCATTGGTGTACAGCGTGACGGCGGCGGCGGAAGAACCGCCCGTTGGAATCACTCTCAGGAGCGTCTGGTTGAACTGGCCCCACGCGAGTCGGTCGATCGACTTGACCGTATCGTTCTTTAGGGCCTTCTTGATGATGTCTTCAACCGGGAACTTGGACAGATTGTCGAGCTTCCCGCTGTAGGGGACTGAGTTACCGGCCTCTGTGATCGTCAGGGTGCCCTGAGTGATCGTAAAGTTAGTCTCGGGCATGGTGTTGGTTTCCAGCAGCACACCGCCCACGGTGGCCACATCGGACACCACATCCCAGGTGAAGGTGTCACCCTTCTTCTTGCCCTGCTGGGAGATATCGTGAACGTCCGCGAACTGGCGAAACTTCACCAGCGGCTGAACGTTCATCCGCAATACGTTGGAGAGCTGGCGGGAATAGAGATATCCGCCGAGACTGGAAATAGCCCAAACCTGCCCAGCCACGACTACTTCTCCACCGAATTCATTGACTTACGCATACGCCACCATTCCTTCATCCGAGCAGAGTGAACCTTAGGATCGACCATTTGAGGCCTGCCTTTTAGGGTTCGTGAGATTGATGCCTTATGCTCATCCGAAAGCTTCTTCCCCATATGGGATTTAGAAAGCTTCGCTTTCGTGCTCGCGGCTTGAGCAAAGGTGCGACCACCCGGCCGCACATTGAACAGAGGGCCAGTACCATCCTCTTGTCTGCCGATCATTGCGACCAGCGGTTCTTCCATCTCGAACGCTTCATCTGCGTCCTTAGCGGGAAGTCGCTCAACTCTTGCTGTGTATCCTCGACTGGCTAACTCACGGACATGAGCGCCAATGGGGCTATTCTGCTGACGATGCTTATAGCCGCGCTCCCAAGTACCTTTACCGATATAAATCGGCTGTTCTGTCTCAGTCGAGATCAGTACATAGGTAAATATCGGTTGCGCTATCGAAGAACCTAGCAAGCCGACTCACTCCCGCTGGACCGGGAGTCATCCCGATCCGCACCTATCGTTTAGCGGGGAACCTCGTGGGATCGGACCGTACGGTCCCTCCCCTCGCCTGGGCGATCTTCTCGATCACCTCAGAGTAGGATTCCTCGCCCTCTTCCTCCTCCGTGGCCGGTGCTCTGGCACCGGTAGAAATCGGAGCAGGGAGAGTTCGCTTCCGTTCCAGCTTCTCCTGGACGCGAGAGGTCTTGAAACCCGGGAATGCCGTCCTCAACTCTTGGTCAATCGAGGTGTACGCATCCGATAAGCCCATCTGGGGGTTAGACTGTTTGAGCTCGTTCAACTTGGCCCGAAACAACATCCCCATGTACTTATCTTTGAGCAGGTCTTCGGACTTCTCCTCCAGTCGTGCCAGTTCGGTCCTGAACGATAAGCGCTGATCGACCCTCTGCATGACGTCCGCCGTATCGACGGGTGGTCGGGCGAGGAGGGATGCCAGCTTCTCAATCGCCTCTTCATCTCCCAGTGCTTGGGCGGCCAGGAGCTTCCGCACCTCGTCTTTACCGAGGCTGACCGGCTCGTCTTGCGATAGAGCCAGTTCGGATGCTTTTCTAGCACCTTCGGCCGCTTGACGCAAATATTCGTCCGCGCTAGAGACCTTCTGCGCGGTCTCCCGGATTTCCTTTAACGTCTGCCAGACTTCTCGTCCATTAACAACCTGTCGGTAGTAAGTTTGTCCGTTCGTAACACGGGTGTCAGAATCTGATACCGGCTCTTGGGATACTTCAGGTTCTGCTTCTTCTTTGATCTCTTCTTGCAGTACACTTTCCGGTTCCTCTATTTGGATTTCTGCTGGGAGTTCCTGCTTAACTTCCCGTTCCTCTTCGCTGTTATCCGCGATGGCTTCCATCGCCTTCAAGCGATCGTTGTTGCGACTGTCATTGGCTTCCTGTGCCCGCTTCTTGGCATCATCCAGGGCCTTCTTCTCTTCCTTGTTCACTGTTCCTCCAATGCTTGTAGTGCCTGGTGACCCTCGGCGATCACCTCCCCCAACCACCCGATAATCAACTCCGCCACATGGATCTTCATCTGGCAGAGCATCACCTGATCGGTTTCCCACGGATCAATGTTCTTGAGTTTCTCGGTCCATTGATCACTCTGGGCTTTCGCCCTCTGAATCAGGTGATTCCCGATCCGACCGTTCAAGAAGTGCTCTACCTCCCGACCGAAGGAAGCTGCCTCGACCAATTCCGGGTTGGCCGCCATGACATCCTCAACCCTCGGCATGGGCGGCCTCGAAGTCTCGATCTTCCACCTGACCCTCTCGTTCTTTCTCCCCCTTCTCCATCTCCATCATGTGACCGACCACCAGTTCCCGGGCATCGGCCGTGTGTTTCTTGTCTGCAATTGCCAGTTTCACGATGTTTCCTTTATCCGCTATACGTTCTTTAGTTGCATTGTTATCCCGGTTGGTCTGAACCTTGGCCACCGGAGACTTCTGCAGTGCCATCTGCAGTTGCTGTATTTTTCGCTCCAGCATCTGAATGTTGGGATCCTGGCCCTCCAGCTTGAACCGAACCCCGCTCTGATAGCCTGCCAGAGCCATCAGTTCGTTCAAGACTTCGTTGGCATCTAACCCCGGGGCGGAGAGTTTACCGCCAAAGAGATTAGCATACGTAATCAAGGCTTGCGATAGACGCTGCATCTTCATCACCGGGTCGGTCGATCCCATGCCGACATTGACCTTGACGATGAGTTCACTGTCCAGAATCGCATCCCCCATCTGAGAGACCCCGTATTTCTGGAACACTTTAGCCTTCTGACCCGCCAGAGCTAAGAGCACCATGTCGGTCTCGTAGTGCTGTTCCAGCATGACCAAGTGTCGCAGTACCGGCTGCACCCAGGTCTCCACAAAGGTCTTGAGCATGTATTCTGTTAACAGGTTCGTCGGACCCTGCAGCATCCGCATGGTGTTGGTCGATTCCCGTCCCGTTCTTTGAGCCTGGACCTGCATCGGGTTGAAGTTACCGACGAGGTCTCCAAAATCCCCGTCGATCCGGTCCTGTTCGAGGTAAGAGGACTGGGTGACATCGTTAAACTCAAGCTCTCGGATATCGGATTCCGGATCATCGGCCAGAGTCACGGAGCCGGGAACGTTACGGACCAGGGATTGAAGATCGACATTCTTTCCCCGTCGGGCGACATACCGCTTGTTGAGTGCGAATAGGACATTGTCCATCCTGGTGTTCTGCACCACGTTGGCCTCTTCCTGCAGGCTCTTGAAGACGTGCGGCAGAGGGTTGGCTATGGGTTTATGAGTCTCGATGATGGCCTGTCCCATCACATACGGTCGGTGACCATGCCAGACGGTCTTTTTCAGTGGTTCAGGATCCGTGAGTAGGTACTCTGAGAACAAGGTGTAAAACTCATAGTCCTCACCGTTCCAGCGGTGAATATGACGGTGTACCCAGACGATGTCATAATCACTAACCTCCCGTTTCTGCTGGGTGGGATCCTGCTGCAGCTGGTTCCTCGTCTGGCGAGTAGAATCATCCTTATCGCTCTGGGAGAAGGCTTGCGATGCCGAATACTCATACCATTGCTGTCCCTTCGGATTGGGATACTGCATCCGGTCTTTAATGTCGCACCAGTACATCGGCATCATGTGAATCACATACGGAGAGGTATTGACGGGATCCATCCAGTGGGCGGACGGATCAATTCTGAAGTTCTCGATCGGGATCAAATCAATACACGGCTTGTCCTCCAGACTCTCTCGCTGTCCGTCCTTTCCGTGTCGTTCCACAAACCGCCAGTAGATATGCCCGATACAGGCCCCCTGAACCTGGGCATCCTGTAAAGCCCCGATCGTGATCGGAAACCAGGGAATGGTTTTGGTCAGTCGAAACTGCAGCACCTCCTTGGTCACAGCCGCAGAGATCATCTCCTTTTTGTCCTCGCCGTTCATTGGATCGACGTCGATCAGATCCATGTTGGAGAAGAACGCCGCCGCGGCAGCGGCTTCGTTCTTACGGATAATTGCGCGTGTCTTGGGCCGAAACAGGTTCGAACGCTTGCGGTAATCGACGCTGTTGTACTTGGAATCCGATGGGTGCTCGCTGTTGAACATCCGGATCGAGTTGTCCCATTTACCGCGGTAGTTGGAGTCCACATAGGTAGTGGAGAACCGGAACGAGTCCCTCGCTCGTTTCAACCAGTCGGGTTGTCCCTGTTCATCCATCGGGGCATCGGTTTGTACCCCGGGAGTTTCGTTCTCCTGTCCGATCTCCCACAGCTGTGCCTCCCCGGTGCGGGGATCCGTAATGGACGGCGGCTGCGGCCGCCAAGGCTGTGACTGACTCATTGGAATTTCCTGTCTTGCTTGTATTTCCAAGAACCTGGAACGATGGGAGGTCGTCCGTCCCATTTACCGCGCGGGAGGCAGAATGCCTCCAGCATCTCCCCGCCAAATCTCATGGCGGTCTCCACCGTCTGCTTGTAAGTCCCGAGTTTCTCTCGGGGCAGGAGTGCAGCAAAACCCTCGCGGCCGAGTTCTAAAGCGACCGCGTTGGCAATCGCCATGTGACGAATCACGAGTCCCTGTCCCTGAAATCCCACCAGCCACGGATGATCGGGGTAGAGTTTATTGAGAGCTTCCCCGATACGGAATGCCAGTTCCATGTCGGTGAGTTCTTCCGGGTCGCCCTTTTCGATGAGTTTCATGAACTGCTAGTCCCTTTTTGGTAGATACCCGTATTGCCTAAGTCCGTGGAATCAAAGGCCCGACCGTTACTGAACTCGTAGATGCGATGATCGGGGGCACGGAAGTTGGGTCCCCATTCCCGTGAGACCATCTCCTCCAGAGAGAACGTACGCTGCGAGACGCGATAGCCCAGTGAGGGGTTGGGCGCTCGAACGAACTGTCCCAAGGAAACAAAGATTGTGACCGTCTCTCCAGGAAAGACGAACACTCCAGGTTGCGGAGTTTGCTGGGAGACGTATCCCGGAGGGGTGATCGTACTGTAGACCGCCCCGACATTGACGATGAGATTTAAGGCTTGGAGTATGTTCTGGGCTGCCGATTGTAAAAGTCCAATCACGTTGGGCATCGGGAAGGTTCCCGACACCAGTTGTCCAAAACCGTAAGAGGCACTGTAACCCATGCCCTGGGGGTTAGCGGCGTTGAACGGGTTACCGAATCCATACGCAGAGGAATATCCAAACCCCTGAGACGCTAGGATTGCACCGATATTTCCGTAGCCGTAGGAGGCGCTATACCCGATTCCGCTCGAAGCACCCGGCAAGGGTTGGGCATTGCCGTAGCCATAAGAGGCTGAGTAGCCATATCCTGTGATCTGACCGGCGGGAGTAAAGTTTTTTGAGTTCGACAGCGGACGGTTGAAAAAGGTCATCGGCCAGTCGGCACTGACTCCCGGACCATTACGGTTCAAGTACTGGCCCGGTGTTCCGAGCAGTGTCATCAAGCCATAGCCGTAGCTTGAGCTGTATCCAATGCCGACGATGGCGGGTATCGGAAGAAGCTTTCCGTAGCCGTAGGAGGCGGAATAACCGGTACCAAAGTTGAGTACCGCCGGGGTACTGGCTGAGAGCTGTCGGGCAAAGAACATCGAACGCTTATCGGGACTCACCCCAGGGCCTACGACTTGAATCAGTGCGCCGATGGCGGGAGCGACGGCACCGGATGAGAATCCGGCCAGCACCAGAGTCCAGGTAGTGGAGGCGTTTAACGTCCCGCTGAAGGAATTACTCTGCCCCGAGGTATTCTCAAGCCAATAGGGGGAAACAATGTCCCCCTGAGAAACGTTATTAACCTTGTTAAAACCGGCCGGTGGAGAACTGTAAGAGCCTCCGCCAAAGGTCATCCCTAAGACCAGTTCATTAGTTCCGGTAGACGTAAAAGAACCGGTTACTGCAGTCCCGGTATTCGTTGACGCCTGGACTAATCCGTCGAGGGCGGGAGTCTCACTAAACCCATTGAACCGAAGGTAATTGAGAAATCCATTGTTATAGACGACTGAGGAGCCCAGGGTGACCGTTGGGGTTCCAGTGGCATTAGCTACAATCCAAGCAAAGCCCTTGAGCTGGTTTGGACTCCCTGCCACCCAAGTGGTGTATTGGACGTTCCAGTTGCCGGTGTTGACGTTATCGGAGATAACGGGAACAAAACCGGAATTCCCCGAAGAGACGTTGCTAAGAGAGAACTCACAGACCAGTAAGTCTCCAGGAGCACAGGCGTTGTTAGCAGCAACCGTTCCCGGTCCATTACCGGTGATACTGTTAACGGCTCCATCCTGATTTAATATCGTCCCGAACGGATAGAACAGCAGCAGGACGCTGGTCCAGCCGATGGAATTACTGATGGTCCCGCTACTGGAGGTGGACGGAGTTCCCGAGATCACCAAATCGCTAAAAGCGAAACAGGGTGATGCGTTGGTTTGAAACTCCTGCGTGAATCCGTTGGTCGGTGCGCTGAAGGTGACTTGAAGTGCGGTGTTGGTAGAGACCAGACTGATGCCCAGTTCTCCCGTGACCGCAGGCGTTGCGGAGTTGGTCGAATAGGTCGTACTGGTCGCATGTTGAGCAGCGGAGGTCTTGTGAAAGAATCCAAGGCCTGTGTATTCCGCCACCGTCAGGACAGAGCCGGTGTTGGTCGTCCAGTTAGCGGTGATGGTGTTATTGCCGCTGGCAAGGTTCCCTTGCGCATAGAAGACGGCGATATACGCGTTGCCGCCGCCGCCGTTGGTCTGAGCCAGGATGTTGGTGTAAGTATTGCCGTTGGTGTCGGTGACTGTCATGTTAGTCACCGCAGCGGCCATACTGACAAAGACGATCAGCCCGGAGCCTGCCGTTCCATTATAAGTAACCGAATTGGAGCTACCCGGCGATCCTGCGCGGTGGGTACCGGTTCCTAAAAGGCTGATCGCCATCGGCTAACCTAGAGCGAGTTGACTTGCCAGACGTAGACCGTGGTGATCGCGCTCGTAAATCGAGATAGCGCACCCACACCCAAGTAATAGCGGTTAGTGACCGGATCAAAACAACCCGCCCCCGCGCTCGCGAGCCCCGGTCCTACCGCCAAACAATAGGGTCCGGGTTTCCCAGACTGAGTCTGCAGACCAAACTGAGCGATGTTGTCCCACGGCAGGATCGCATAGGGATTCGGAGTCCAGGGGTTCTTGCTTCCTTGCTTGACCGCCACCAGATCATTCAGGTCGTACGCCAGAGCCTGCATCGTGATGTAATAATTAGTGTCGGGTGCAATGGGCGCATCATCGGAATTGGATCCTCCTACATAGCATCCCGGGAATCCTTGCTGCGGTGGGGGAGATAAAAATCCGTTGCTATGAACCATCGGGAAAACCAGGGAGCGACTTCCGGGTGCAATGAATGGCTGCAATGCTCCGTTGTCATATTCGCTGTAATAGTTATCTCCAAGCGGAGCATAGTAGATCGTCGATCCCGTGCAGTTCTGTGTCAGCGGTGACTGTTGCAATGTCACCGGGTCAAGAAATACGGTGGGGTTTGATCCCACATAAGTATTGGATATGAAGTCCGTCGTCGGGACTGCCGCATCGCCCCCCTTAAGTAAACACAGTCTTTTTTCTCCACTATCGAAATACACCAGGAAGGGCCAATAACTATTGGCCGCTGCTGCTCCATAAACCACTCCAACACCGGTGGGCGGGGAAGCGCCTGTGTATCGAGCATTTGAAGTGGGAACGGCGGCCGTCAGAGTCAAACTCGTATCGCCGATTTTGGGAATGGCACTACTTGATGGATGAGATACGCTCACCGTCCCCGAGGGGTAAAGATTGGGCGTCGATTGATAGGCAATTGGATAAGGCCCCGTAAATGAACGCCACGAAAGCATCGTGGTATTGGGTTTATAGGGTGCGACTTGCTCAGGGTAGTGCAGTAGATCGGTCACTGATACCGAATTGCCCGCTGCAGCGGAGACCGTCGTCGGATCAAAGACGGAGAAACCGGCGCCTATATTAAGAGTCGCAATCAGCGACACGCTCTTACCGGGAGCGGCAAAGGCCGGCCCCCCTAGGAGCGGTTGCCAGATCGATGGGATCAGCCCCATGGGTCCCGCATAGGCGCGAGTCTGATCGTTGGTTTTTCCCGCAATCCCGTTAATCGCCCCCCAGCTGGTGGGATCGCAATTGGCGTTGGCTTTGAGAATCCAGCCGAGTTGGCCGCTGCTGGCGTAGCTGATGGCGCCGGTTAAATACAGATTTCCGTTCGTGGGGTAGAACAGCGAACCGCAGATCGCATCCCCCTGTGCACTGCCCCAAGGCCAAGCAGGTCCCGGGGCGGTAAAGGTCGGATAACCTGGACGTGAGGGTCCATCATTGTTTCCAGGTCCAGCATCCGCTGTAGCAAGCCCGTTACTGCCGTCATAGGCCGGAGCACCCGTGAGGGTCGGGATGATGACTCGTCCCACCCCGAACTGCCCGGCGGTATTGCCTCCGTAGTGATAGGTTCCTCCCATGTACATCACGCCGTTATAAGCGGAGGTCGCAAAGGATCCGCCCTGATAGATGTTGGGCAACTTGAACGAACCCAAAAACGTAAAGAGCGGCGTACTGGTTTGAACTAACGGAAGGGTTTGTGGATTGACCGCCTGAAGGTACGGGGCCTCTTGAGCGAGCGTCCAGGTACCGTACCTTGGATTTCCGACGACAAACTGCCCACCGGCCGTGAAACTCGAATTACTGGTAAATACGCCGTTATTGCCTTGAACAACGTTGAACCAGTTGGGGTTAAACCCTAAATTCGTCGAGTGATCATCCCACGCCCAGTAACACCAAGGCAGTCCATTGGCCTCTGCGGATGAGACAATCTGTCCTACGGCGGTATCGGTGGGTGAGGGTCCGACGGCCGATCCGGTCGGTGATCCACTCTGGTTTCCGGGCCCAAACTCCATGACGGCCGCACAGACCCCGACACTTTTAAGGGCGGCTAAATTGCTATAAAGCGTTCGATAGTCGTATTGACCGGCGGCTGAGAAGTTGGGTCCCGAGGGGTTACTGTAAGCGGTGACCGTGGCGCTGTTGGCGACATAGCTTCCGGTCCAGCCGGTGGAGTCCACATTCAGGTGGAGTTGCCAGTTTCCGGGACCCGAACCATAGGTATTGGTATTAGAGACAAAGGAGCCGTTGAGACTGGTTAAACCCAACGCCCCGGTGATGGTGTACCCGTTATTCCCATAAAAGGGATTGGTGGTGGAACTGCTCTGACCGAAGGGGTTATAGGTCAAGGTTCCGGTATTGAGAGTAAGGACGGTGGGGTTTCCCAAGGTTACAGAGGCAATGGACGCTTGGGCGGTGGTGGTCAGTCCATAGGAGTGATAAGCAAATACGCAGTTTTTCTGAGGATCGCTGGCATTGACTGCCTGGGCATAGTTGACGATATCCCAGGGGTCTTGACCGCTCTTTCCGGTATCGATCAGGACGGGACAGGTATAGCCGGATCCCCGAAGTACGCCGAGTGCACCGCCGTAAAGGGTGCCCCCTGAGGTGTAACCGACGATGTTTGATCCTTGTCCAAAGTGACAGCCGGTGGAGGTCGCCGTTCCGGTCCAAGTGATCAAAATCGCACCTGAGGCGTAATTGATCGTACCGGTGGATACACCCGATCCATTCGTGAGGTTTCCCGCTCCATCATCGAGTGCCCAGCGACCCGTATTGTCATAGACAAAGACCGTTCCGGCCGTGACCGGCGTGGCCAGGGTTGCGGTCCAGGTCGTCCCCGAACCGGATAGAGCGACCTTGGTTTGGAAGGCTGACGCGGTGACGGTCCAGGCCCCCGAAGATCCTCCGGGGGAAGTAAAGGCATAGATCTGAGGCGACAGACCGCCGCCTGAGATATATCCAAAAGGACAATTGGCAAAGGGATTTGTAGCCGATACGGTGCTGAGCGTGACCGTCGTTCCGGAGACACTGGAAATCGCACCCGTGCAGTACTGATAGGCGTACTGCCAGTTGATGGAATTGAGCGGCCCCCATTCGTTGGCGACGTTCACTCCCATCACGTTCATGACGGGGGCCAGGGTCGCCTCATAAGACAACCAGTTCACGCAGCAGGCTGCGATCAATAGGGATGAGGTATTCCCTGAGGTTCCGGTTCCCATGCCTGAGGCGACCAGCCAAGTGAAAATCGCATTCGGCTGGTACTGGGTGGTGATCTGATTGGCGGCAAACGAGGCTGTTTGCCCATCGAACATGAACACCCGAACGGCCGCCGGAAAGGCGGCGGCACCCGAAGCCCCGCTCGCCCAACTGGTCGAATCGTAGTGGTTTCGATTGAGTCCTCTAAATTGGAACAGATTCCCGTTCGGGTCTCTAAACTGCCCTCCCCCATCGACAAAGAACCCGGTGCCCGTGTTGTAGGCCGGACGGGAAACGGTGTTCTGCGGCAAGACCTGCAGCTGGCAGAACGTGGAAGCTCCATTGTTCAGGCTGTCGGTGCCGTTGATCAGGAAGTTATAGTTTCCGGGGAGAGTGGGGGTTCCGACCACCTTCCCCGAGGCGGTCACCGTCAGTCCCGGGGGGAGTGAACTGCCCTGGGTATAAGTAAAGCTCGTCCCAGCACTGACGGAGTGCAACTGAGATGAATAAGCCGTATTGGCAAAGGCCGTCGCCAGATTGGTCTGGGCAGGACTCCAGGAGCGATCTATGGGATAAAAATCGTAGTTTACCCGGGATACGGATACGACTTGGCTCGCCTGAGCACCGCTGTTATCTGTCACGGTACAGGTGATCGAGTCTGAACTGGCTCCCTGCAGGACCCCCTGCATCCAGCCAAAGGCATCCATCACATAAGGGGTACCGGATGCCCCAGTCACCGTAAAGGCGGGTCCCGGAAAGTTCCACCAATACGGGGGATTTCCTCCGGAAGCGAGCATCCGTAAGGCAAAACTCGATCCAATGGAACTCGCCCGACTGTAGTAGCCGGCAAACGGGGTTGAGATGGACAGTGTCCCGCTCGTTGTGACAGAAATTGTGAGTGTGACTTGGGGGGTAAGATTCCCGTTGGCATCGACCCCTTGAAGCGTGACGGATTCCAGTTCCGTCATCTGGGGGATTCCGACGAGGTTCAACCCCTGGGCCTGTAGCCACAGATCCGTATTCGGACTGGCCGATAGGATGATCAGATTGTACGGAGGGGTGCCTCCGACGAGGGAGACGGCTTGGCTGTATCTCTGACCGACCTGAGCTCCCGAGAGGGAGGTGGTCGTAATATGAAAGCCGGTGACTAGCTTGGCAGTATTACGCTGGAGAAGGAGAACATTGCCCACATCGCTTAGCCCGCAAGCTCGTACTGGTGACAGGTCACCGACAACGTACTGGCACTGGGCGTCACCTGTAGATCGACGACGTTGGCGATCGTACTGTCAAAACCCGTGAGTGATCCCGGCACGTTCAGAACATAGATCGATGAGCTCAGTCCCAGCGTATTGAACGTCCCGCTGCCGGCAATGGTCGCCGCCGTACTCGATCCCACCGTACGCACCGTCAGATCAATATCCAGACTCCACGGCACTCCCGTCTGAGAGGTCGCTAAAGTCGGAGTCGTACCCCCGCCAAAGACATTGATCGCCCCAAAGACGACCGTCCAGATCATGGTTCCGGGAGAACTCGCTGCGGTCGTCATCACCCCGCCGGCCTTGATATGCAGTTTCTGTCCCACGTACTGTAGGTATTCGGCGGCCAGAGTGAACTTGGCCTGACCGTTTAGGACCGAGGTCTGCGATGTGGTACCGGTCACCGCAGAGGCGGCCGCCTGTTGCGTGATCAGCGGTGCCCACCATTGATTGAATGGCATAGTGTTTTAACTCTGGTAGTAGATGAGAGCGCCGGCCCCAAACGAGGGCGTGACACCATTGGACACTGTCAGCGGATTCTGCACGATGATGTACCCCATGCCCGCTGCACTGGTATTGACCGGATTGGCGTTGCCCGCCGTGGTGGACAAGGTAATCTGATTGGTCCCCGGAATCGTCCCGACGTAGTACACCGTTCCCTCCGTCAAACCCGTCGGCAACGTCGAGAACGCCGCGGCATACACAGACACCCTCTGATTGAGACTCGATGCCAGTACAGGAACGGTCAAGACACCCGGAGAGGCCAACGTACAGGTGAAATCATAGCCTGCCCCCGGTCCAATCGGAGCCGATAGCAGCAGCGTTCCGGCACCCGATGAAGACAGACCTACCCCCCAGTGGGTCAGCGTATCTCCACTGGCCCCGCACTGCGCAAAGGATACACTGGCCGCATTGGTGACATTCACCGTCGGGGATGATCCGCCCACCGTCCAACCGGCCGTGCTTCTGGCAACAGGCACCCGGGCATAGTTGGTATACGCGGTCTCTGAGGTTAACTGTGTACCCGAGGCACCTGGATCCGCGTTATGCAGTGAGACATAGAGGTTGGTCGCTCCCGTCCCATTGGCAATACTCGACCAGTTCGTCGAGTTAAAAATCAGCTGCAGGTTCGACGTACAGGTGGCACCGGTGTAATTGGGCATTAGTACACCACCTCAGGCTCCAGGCTCTCTTGTGTCACGTATTCCGGTACTTGCGGGTCAATGTCATAAATGCGTGCGGTCGCATCCAGAATGTCCACCAGTCCCCCAAAGGGAAACAATGACATCTGCATCCGAAACTTCTCTGTCAAGTCGTAGACCTTACCGTGTTCGTCTTGTCGCCGGATCGGTTCGGCTATCAGATAAGGCCGACCCGATTTTAAGGCCTCCCGTTGCAGTTTCGTCAAGTTGTTTTCATCCGTGGGATAAGGAACTAAAAACCTGTGTCCCTTCACATCGGGTGTGAGTCGTTGGATACGATCAGGTTTGCTCTTCTCAGATCCCAAATGTCCCGTGCCTTCAGGGGGTAACCGCTCAATCGGGAAGAAGTCCTCATCCGGTTTCTGCATCTGCAGTTTGAAGAAGTCCAAATCCGCATCGGCCCCGTACTTCTCATAACCGACGTGGATACTCTGCACTCCAGGTTCCCTCCCCCACTTCCACCGAAGAGCGGCCATGTTCTTCCAGCGCTCCTCAAGCGCCATCTTGTGGGCCATTCCGTCCAGCAGGTAGATGTTTCCCGTAGTGGACAGGCCCAGCACCATCATGGCTGTATCGGCACTGTCTTTCTTAACACTTCGACCTGGGTCAATGAGGATATAGACGTTCAGGAAACTGGGTCTGATTTCGTATTCTTGCAGGTCCTTGATGTCGAATACTCGTTGCTTGCCCGCCAGAGGGTTAGCCAGTAGCTGGCATGCAACGGTGGCCTCTCCCTGATCGCGGACTCGACGGCCCCACTCACTTTGAGTAAACAGAACAGGTCGGCCAGTGAGAGTACCGTCATCGGTGGCTGGGTAGATACGAGGCGTTGCAGCTCCGCGCTTAATGATCTCGGCGTAAGTGTCTGCGTAGTGATATCGGGTACCGATGATCCAGCGTCGTCCGCCTGCCACCCCGAGATTATCACTAAGTTCCCAAGCTTCGGTGGTTTTGAGGATCTGATCGGGCGTGCTGACGCTTTCCCGCGTGACGACATCGTCATAGACCATTACCTGGAAGTGCTTGGAGGTGGGCTGTCCGTCCACGAGGCCGTGGGCTTCAATCGTGGCCTCTTTGGGGTTACTTGATCGATTGATGATGAGACCACCATCAAGACTCCACGATGGGGCTTGACTAGCAGGATCGTCCCATAAGGTATCTGGGAATAGTGCTTTAAGGGTTTCATTCGACTCAAGTTCCCTTTGTATTTGAGCCAAAAATCCCTTGGCGATAGGCTTAGTATGAGAGAAAACCCCGATTGTGATCTCCGAATTACGCAAGATTTCCTGAATACAGCCTGCAAACGTAATGATCGTGCTCTTGTAATGCTCCCTCGCCCAGATGTCGATATACCCGTCCGGGGCCTGTTCAACCTCTCTGCAGCGCTCATACAGCCACGGGTGCCAGGCATCGTAGCGGTGTAGGAGCTTGATTAAGAGGTAATAGCGATCGTTCAGGCACAGCTGACGGACGCATTCGGTGTTCTCCCCCTTCTCGTCAATCTCATCCCAGGCCGATAGGATCTTATTGAACGGTATCTGACGGAATACTTCCCAAGCGGCTTGCGGCGGCGGCTGCGAGTTTCCCTGCGATATCCTCGGCGTGGACAATCTTTACCTTCTTGTTGATTGAGACGGTCTGTGGAGCCTTACCGTCCAGACGTTCCGCCAGTAATCCAATCGCACCGAGATTCCCCTCCACAGCCATGTCGATCAGCTTTTCAGCAATGGAGCGCATCTTGTTCGGATTCTGATGAATCACCCGACGGACGGTGCGCTCGAACAGTCTCGCCTTACCCGCTAATCGATTACCTTTCTCAAATGGCATGGATACATTCTATAACGTATTGTTATCTCTTGCGTTTAGTGCTTTTACCGTGAGCGGCCGCCTCCATCGCCGGTGTTGCTTTGCACTCTTACTCGGCATGTTTGGCTCTCATTTCGGATGCTTACTCATCGTCCTTAGACCATTCCGGTTCGGTTTCGACTAAGTACGGCCGACCTTCTTCATCATCACCGTCGATATCCAGGTCAGTCTCTAAGAATGGCATTCTGGCGTAGGTGCAGTCTTCAATCGTCCCCCTTATTCCCATGATACCCCTTGTACCCCGAACGGGACCCGTATTGCGCAGGCCGAGTCTTGACGTAGAGGTTGAGACGGTGCGGGAGATTGGCGTTGTCTCGATGCAGTATCGTGGCATCGAGGTCATAGTCTCCAGTGAGGTTGGGTACCTCACGCCACGCTTTGGGACAGTCGCCATCATGGCATCCGCTATGGCCTATGCGGTGCATCGCGTCGGATTTCATAAACCTCCCTGAGCCGGCACACCTAAATCAGGTTTCGTCTCGCTCTTATCAGCCTTCAGGCCGAACTGAGCGTCGAGTGCCAGCGGACTGTGAGTATCCGCTTTGCACTGATCGACTTCAAGTAACCAGCTCTTGAGTTTTCGGGCATGAATCGCCCAGGTTCTCTCTGAGCGAATCCACTCGCTGGCTCGATACGCTTTCTCCCGGTATCCGTCCTGATACACCTCCTCCAAGGCGCTGACCATCTCATCAATATCACACTCGTACCACTCGCAGTCCGATCGAGGGAAAAAGTATTCCGTGGATGCCTCAATCGGCTTATAAGCATGCAAAATCAGACAGTTCGCCTCATTCACGATATCTCGTAAGCCCGAATGATCCGGTGCGATCACCGGTACCCCACAGGCCATACTCTCCATCAGCGGCATCGAGGTGCAGGACTCAATCCGCGTCGGAAACAGCGCACAGTCCATTTCTTTCAGTACGTTCGGCAGCATCCAGTTGGGCACACAGCCAAGCTCCATCACCGCTCCCGGGTCGATCCCGTTATCCCTCGCCCAACCCTTGACGTCCAAAAACCCGTTTGCACCCATCCAAATCGGCTTCTCCAAAGTCCCACGATACCCGTTGCCTAAGTCACTAAAAGGACTATTCCAGAGCGTGATCAGCCGGGCCTCCCCATGCCGTTCATGAAAGATTTTGAATGCCCTCAGAACCAGATCCTGCCCCTTCCTGTACTCAAGTTTCCCCGCCGAGTAAATGTTGAACGTCGGTCCCAGCCAGCCAGACTTCGGTTGCGGCAAAAACAGACTCGGATCGATGCCCTCGTGAATGACCTTAGCCTCACGTCCCGTGAGCTCTTCGATAAGTTCAGCACACCAACGAGAACCAGTGAGCAGATGGTGATAGGAATCAAGACCGCCAGCACCCACGTGAATATCAGGCTTCTCAACAATGACCCGACCAATACGGCCATGAGCCTCATTGACACTCTGGGCTTTGAAATCATTGCCGACACAGTCGATCCAGAGACACTCATCCGTGTACCCCCACTTCTTCCTCATGATCTGCTCGATCAGCGTGTAATGCAGCGGGTTTAATCCCGTGAACATCGAGGTTTGAGCGGCCAAAGGAGCTAAAACGTTCAAGTCCTTATCAAGTGCGTATTGTCCTAAGAGGTTCATCCCCAGAACCCCCCAGCCAGTCCATACTCCAGTTCCGAAATTTAGAACTAAATCAATCACTTGATTAAGTACCAGTTCCTCGCTCGCACTAAAAACTCATCCTTACTCCCATCCGGCCGCTGGATGTGTCCCTTGCAGTCCCAGTCGGCATACCAGTTGATCGAAATGTTGCGCTGTTCCTTCACGGCCCACTCATCCACCGCCCGCTTGACGCTAAAAGACAAGGCCCCGTGACCAAAGTCGATCGGCGTATCCGGGAAACAGCCGTAATCATCCCCCGCGAACAACCCCCCACGCTTGATCTTCGGCCACCAAGCCTCTAAATCTGCTTTGACATAGTCGTACTCGTGGTTGGCATCCAGGTACACAAAGTCCAATGATCCGTCTTCAAAGAACTTTGACCCCTCCACCGAGGTACTGCGAATCACAGTACAACGACCGTTGAACTCCTCGGTGTTGGCTTTCATCTGCTGATAGTTCTCCTCCTGGGGATAAGTCTCCGCATAACCTGAGAGGTTTTCCCAAGGATCGACCAGATTCAGCTTCCCCGGCCAGTGCTTGAGAATATGCCGCGAGAAAAACCCGCCGGCAACCCCTACCTCCACCCCCTCACCCGTCAACCCCCGATGTACCAACTCAAACGGCAACACCAACCGGGTGACTTCAAACGGGGAGAACAGCACCGACATATTATTCAGTCTTTGACGGTTTTATGCGCATATTTAGTCTTCTCTACGACCTGGATGGAAACCGGCCACTGGGTATTGGAGGAACTCTCCAGCTGCACATCCTCGTCGATCTCCCCACAGCGCTGCAGCAGTTCAAACACGTCCTGCTGGCTTAGGGTTAACGTAATGATCTTGTCCATCCATCCCCCTATCCGTGTACCTTTGAGTACTTAATGTGTTGATCTAATTGAGCTTTTACCTGATCGTAGAGCTTTCTCACCTGATCGGCGGACTCCAGATACCCCAGGTCCCTAAAGTGCTTCTCTACCTTCATCAAGGTGCACGGATCCAGCCATTGACTTTCACCGCTGCCGAAGTAGCCGTCTTTGCTCATCTGAGTCTGGTGCCTCCCTAATGATTTTCTTAGCCTCGAATGGCCAGCAGTCAGGCGGAATGTGCTCTGGTCTCCATTTCAACCACCATTCTGCTGCTTCCCTCGGGGTTACTTTCTTAGCTTCCATAGTTCCGCTTTCCGCTAACCCGCCCGCCTAGTAGGGGACTGCGGTAGTAAGGTTCTGTCTGCTATAGCCCAAGTACCTTGAACATACATTCTCTCGGAGGTCAGTCCGCCGCCCACCGGACGCAATCCGGCATCTCCTAGGCGGGAGTCATTAGCTTGGGTTGCTTTGGTACCGACAGATCTCCCAACAGGCTCGGAAAGCCGCTCACAACGGTAAAGTGCGCCGCAGCGGAAATACCGCCTTCTAGCCTTTCTTGGGAGACCAGCGGCTAGCCCTGTCTGTTTTTCGTATCCCGGACGGGTGTAGGAGGCCGACGGGTAGCAGCGGATACGATGAGCTGTTATAGTTCGATCAGCCGATCGGAATTTCCGCTTCCCTCGGTTAGAGGCGTTAACCTCACACACCGACGCTCCCTTGGGAAACCCCTTGGGAGCGTTGTCATTTCTACGCTTTGAAATAAGGTAAGTCAACTGACCTCCGGAACCTTGCCATGCCCTGCCGCGACCGGACACGCCAAGCCCGGACTTGCCTTATCGGGCTTAGCTCGGCCGCGCCAAGCCACACCTAGACGTGCCCTGCCTCATCCAGCGATGAAGAACCAAACGCCTTTAGTGTCTCCTCCAACGTCAAACGCTGCGGCAGGGACTGGTTGACGAGTTTACGCACGTTATTGATCACCCGAACCCGGGTCGCCTGTTCCAAAGCCCCCAGAATGGATAAACAGGTTAACTGAGCGATTCTCGCGGCATTGGACAACTGAGAATAGTCTATCGACTCCTGCTCATGCCTTCCGACTCGAGCAGTCCGGTTGATGTGTGCCGCACGCCGACGACCCAGTCCGGGTACATCTTCGTGCATAGGCCTTAAAATGCCTTGATTGGAAATGCAGATTGTGACAATGCCAAAGTCCCTCAACGCCATGCGTCGAGCCGAAGTTAAACTGTGTCGGTAGCGAGCATTGCGAACATCCCGACCGATGGTGTTATTACATTCCTCATACGACAACGAATCCCCCGGCTGGAGAGCCGAAATCTTCTCGAGCAATAGCCGAGTGTTTAAAACACTCTCACCAATCTTTCCCATAAATACCTCTCTTGAGTAGAAACCGTGCCATGCCCTGCCAAGTCCTGCCCCGCCCGGACACGCCTCACCCTTCAACCCATCGAATCCCCTTGACCTCAAAACGCCCATAAAAGCCGTTATTCCTGGGACGAAAACGGCCAATGCCAATAAACCGTCCGGCTTCTTCCAAGTGTTCCTTGAACACATCCTTGGTGATGGTGTCATCCAGCAGATACAAGGTGACATCTCCGAACCAGGACGGAATCACAGGAAAATGCTTGGTAACACGCTTGCCGCTCCCACGCCGTCCATCGGCTGGAACAAAATAAGTCTCTGACTGTACCTGGGACTTTTTAATGGGAAGAACCAGGGGGTCCATAACCAAAATCCCCGCCTCAAAATGCTTGGTATAAGTGCTCTTACCCTTGCCAGGAATCTGCTTGCCAAGAAACTTGGCACACTCAGAAAGGCAATTCTTAAATGCCATGGGTGGGATATAAACAAATCCCTCCTCATTGACGTGCAATCGATCGGACCACGTCCGGTCCTCATAATCCTTGGAGCTCTCCTTATCCAGTTTGGCCGTCTCGTAATGCCGGGACTGCGAATAAGGAGAAATGCTCTTGAGTGAAGCGATAATAGTTTTCATTGGATTCCTTTAATAACCTTTCCCGTCGAACGATTAGGTTTGTTCATAGAGAACAACCTTCTTTATGCCCATAGCCCGTAATAATTTCGGACCTACCTGCCTACGTTTGTTTAGTACATCGTTCAAATAGGACGGGGTAACTCGCAATCTCTTAGCCACGGTCGTCTGGTTGGTCTGGCGTACTTGTTCTTTCAGAATGGCTAATGGGTCCATGGTCCAATAATGATTTATCCTACCCTCTTGCGCAACTTCGCACATGCGCGTATAACGGAATCCATGGACACCGACATACAGCACGAACCAAGGGACGAGGACTGCGGCCCCGAATGGGAAGCCTATGTCCTCGAACAGGAACAGCGGGAGTTCTACTGGCTACAGCCTGATCCGGGTCGCAATGCCTGGCTGGAGTACGTGAACCGTTTCTCCCGCCATCCCCATGCGACCGAGTGCTCGATCTGCCGCCGGGTCCACGATACTTCGAACACATCCTCTCCCTGGAGAGACTTCTTCATCCGATTACGAAATCATCCACGAGTGTGAGTAACGAACATGCCCATAGGACGTGTCGATAAAGTCTGCTTCAGCCGTACCAATAAGCCCCAGATCATGATGGGCGGGACTTATTACCGCATCGAGTCCCACCATGGATTAAGTGAGGGCATGTACATCGACTATGACGCCCACTCCTGGGACTACCCTAAAGGGTCGGGCAAGATATTCTGGGGGATTGATAAATGGGGCCCCGCAAACGTCGCTGTTAGCCCTACGACCAGCGTTCCGGTCCAGGCCGCTACCCTGGTACCGCCCCCCCATGTTGCCGCTCCTAGCCCGTTCAGCGATGTTCCGCCGGGCATCTGCGGGATCATCAAGAGCCTGATTGAGGCGGGGAAGGAACCCGATCAGCTCCAGCGTTGGGTGTGGGCGTTCCAGCATCTCGGAGACCGCAAGGAGACCCGTACGGCTGAGCGATCCGCCCAAACTAAGCAGTCCAATGCCGATGCCCAGCGGATCATCCAGGCCATCAACTCCGGCCAGGAACAGACGGCCTTCTCGGTGTACGAGGAAGTCTGCCGCGGGGATGAAGCCTCTCAGTCGGCTTGCTTCTCGGCGCTCCCCACTACGGTCAGAAACCGCATGCAGGACCTGATGGACCAGAAGTTTATTGACAAACCGGTACTGGACGATGCCATTCCAAATTTCTGATGAACGGGCGGAGAATGCCTTTACGGCCCTGCGTAGCACCGATGAGAAACTGGGATTACTCAAGGCCAATGTAGCCCGAACCGAGTATCTGGCCAAACTGCACGAGGCCAAGGTTTTTCTAACCAGTACAGGAACGATGGATGAACGCAAAGCACAAGCCCGAGTGGCCGCCGAAGGAAGTTGGCAGGAACACTTCAGCGAAATCGCGGCTTATGAGTCGCTTAAAGCGACAAGGGAAGATGCCGCAATCCTTCTGGAGCTATATCGAACGAGCGAGGCCAGCATCCGACAGAGACGACTATGAGTATCGGCAAGATGATGGCAGCGTATTGCTACCTTCGCCTGACGCATAACACATGGATCTGCTACCAAATTGGTCCTGTCTGGTATGTCCAAGCCGGCCCTATGTTGTATCAGTTTAAGGACGGATGGACAGCAGTCGATATGCTCAACTACTACGGACCGTCTCTCCAACGTTCTAGCAAAATGTTTCATGATCGGTATGGAAGCGATGAAGAACTTTTACGAGAAATCAACCTTAGGCTTTCGTAATGAACGAACAGGAACGCCGACAAGCCTTTGCCGAGTACATCGAGAGCCTACGCAGGGTCTCATCCACCGTCCTCACCCGCAGGGCCTGTGATGTTCTGGGACACGAGTACACCTACGTCCGTAATCCCATAAATCCCGACACGGTGGCAGAGTTCTGCCGTCACTGTGGAGCCCCCCGATGAATATGAGATATCCCTCGGCACCCTACTTCTACTCTGCTCGATTCCTCTCGGAAGCCGACTGGAAAACCAAGAATGAGATTGCACTGCGATCCAACTGGCGGGAGTTACTGGATGCTTGTCTCGAAGAAGGGGATGAAGCCACCGCCAATGAACTTCGTAATTACGATGTCTGGGCGACGTGCGAATACGAACTGGAAAAATGTAACTTGCTATGACAGGGAGATTTATGCACACCTTTTGGAATCATCTCATGGAATACCCCTTGATGACTTTTTTCCTGCTGGGGATCCTGTCAATCTGGGGATCTCATGAGATCTTTTGCCTGATCTACCCGGTAAAGAATTCCAGGAAACACTGGCCAAAGGGTGACATTGGATTTAAGTCCGTTGATCCGGATGAGTTGTTCCGCCGTTGCGAAGGGGAAGAGTGATGCTCTGGCTGGCATTGTGGTTCGAGCGACGACGTTATCTGAGATGGTTTCGGCGTGAGCGTCGCGGTGTAGGTTCTTGAGATGGTTTCTGCAGATCCGCTGCTCCCCAAGGATGTGTCCGATCTGGACATCGCTTTCGGTGGAATCAATGGCCTCATGCCAGCAATGGACTCTATTCCAAAGGAGTTCCATCGCGGGGCCTGGAGCAACAAGCTGTTCAGCGACTGGTTTTATGCCGGACTGAAAAGCCTAGAGCTAACTCCAAAGGAAGGCATCGACAAGACAAAGGCCATGCGCCATATACGGGCGATTATGGGTTCCTTCGAGCCGAAGCACGAACACAAGGAGGCTGCTGTCGCGTATCTCCTGGATCAATGGTTCGAGCCCGGTAAGTGGGAACGGAAGGAAATCAAGCTGTGAGCGCACCACTGACAGTCACTCAGTGCTACGTTTAATTATCTACACCGATAATGCTTGACATGGTCCATTTACGGTGTATATTAATCCCATACTCGGATGGTCCGAGCGGGAGACAGAAACATGGAATTTACGCTAGAAAATGCCGGGGTAACTGGATTAGCTGCTCTCAAGGAACTGCTGGCTAATGACCAATTCCACCATGCGACATATCGTAACCAAGGGACTCTCTGGGAGGGTCTGCACATCTATCGCAAGTCTGATGGCGGCCGCGGATTTGAGCACGTCACCATCATTCCAGGGCGCGTCGGCCGAGAGTTCTGCGGCGGGACGCGCGAAACCAATCGGTCAATTCTGGATGAAGCCTATCGGCTTATTGGCGGCCAACGCCTGCACCTTGGCGCTTATGGAGAAGGCTAAGCGCCCGCGCGGCCGGCCTCCTCTGTCCGGGGAGTCTGGCCAGCGCTATCAGGTCCATCTTCCGCCGAGCGTGGCCGACAAGCTTCGCGAGTACGGGGATGGCTCGCTGTCACAGGGCATTGTGAGAGCCGCTCGATTGGTGTGCGCCATGACCGTCACGCCGACCACTGATAAGCAGCTCGATAAGGTCCTGGACTTCTACCGCAAGCAGGCGGACTTCGTGGGCGGCCGTAAGGTTCCGGTGATGTTCACCGAGAAGGCTATCGAGAAGTTCGCTAAGCGGATTGACCCGTTCGACCGGGAATACGAATACCGAGGCTTTACCCTGGTGAGGCTAGACCCCAAATGAACCGTCCTGCAGATCCGAGCAACGAATGTTCGAGAGAGGCCCCGAGGCGGATGCCGGGGATGGCGCTTGCCGCCTGGGAGGAGTCGTCCGTTAGTCCTCCCGGGAAATGTACCGTGTGCGGCGGAGCGAGAGAAGTTGTCGTGAACACGATTGCCGGTCGATTTAGAGACGACTGCCCCAAGTGTGTGCACGGATGGACCAGTTAGTTTTACCTCCGGTTCTGGATGCCTGCTGCGGTAGCCGCATGATGTGGTTTGACCGCAAGGACCCGCGGGCATTGTTTATCGACAAGCGCCAGGCCACCTATGCGAAGGACCGGGGGACGGAGGCAACCAAGGGACGCTCCCCCATCGTGGTCGCCCCGGACATCATGGCCGACTTCACGGACATGCCCTTCGCTGACGGCTCGTTCCGCCTGGTCGTGTTCGATCCGCCTCATGTGCGAGACGTGGCTGAGACCAGTATCACCTTTGGCTGCTTCGGCAGTCTCCCCAATGACTGGGAGGCGCTACTGCGCGATGGGTTCAGGGAATGCTTTCGGGTGCTCTGTGACGATGGCGTGCTGGTTTTCAAGTGGGCCGAGAATGACATACCCATTATGGATGTGCTTGAACTGGCCCCTATCCGGCCGCTCTTTGGGCATCGCAGCGGCAAGTTCACTCACTGGTGCGTATTCATCAAGAGAGCAGCATGAGTAGATATATACCCCAGAGGGGCGGTCTCAGTTGTGAAGGCGCGCCGGAGGCGGCAGCTACTGAGGAAACCGGCAATGATCGGCCTGCCGCCCCTAGCTCCATTGCCCGGACAGTCACGGAGCGGTTCCGCGATTTCCTGCGGGAGTATGTCCCGGGAGTGATTGCGTGGCCTTTCGCCTTCCTGTGGCTGGCTGTGATGTGGGCAGCTTTGCCGCCAGAACGGTTCAAAGAATGGCGGTACTCGCTATGACAGAGCAGCTGACATCGAAGAGGCAGCTAAAGCGCTACGTGTGGGCTGTATCCACTACGGGCACCGCTCACCGCTGCTACGAGCGCAACTTCAAAGTTGAGAGCGGCAAGCTCGGTTGTGGACGCCGTACCGAGGTCCATTGGTTCTGGTTCCTTGGCCGCGTCGCCGCAAAGAAGTTTGCCAAGCGCTTCTGTGCGCAGTGCGGAGGGTGAAGTGAGCGAGCAGAAAACATCGAAACCGATTAAGTGCTTTCACCCGCTCTGCAACGTATCCCCCAGCGCCGTCGGGACTGTGTTTCGCATTAATGCCAAGGGCCAGCCGGGGATATGGGCGTGTCGGGAACACATCAAGAATACTGACGCGATGATTCCCTCCGAGGTGGACCGAGTCGTATCGGCGATAGGGGGGCGCAAATGAGCGAACAGCGGACCGAGAATGAGGGTTGCTTGCGAGATGGCAAGCCCTGTGCTCCCGACGGCGCTGGCGGCTGTTACGCATGCGACGACCTCAGAGGCGGCTACCGGACCTCAAATCCGCCGTGCAAGCATTCCGGCCACGAACGGAATGCCCCGTGGGGATGTCCCTATTGCGAAATCGACCGCCTGCAGCGGGAGCTGGTAGCAGCCTCAGCCGAGGAAGATCGGACCCATGCCGCGCTCAAGATCGTCTCTGATGCCAATACTCGCCTGCGCGCGGCGCTGGAGCGGGCCATTGGCACGCTTGAATGGGTGTCCATATTCGTCAAGTCACGAGAACGTGTTAAGCGCCCGGAGGGTGAGGAATTATTTGACAAGGAAGTGCAGTCGTACCGCGAAGCCCTGGGTAATAACCGCGCCACTTCTCAACAAGTGGTAGCGGACGAGACATCGGCACCACGTAGCGCCTATCGAGAAGCCCTTATCAAGAACGTCAGGGGAGTCTATGAGCGCCTGTGGATCAAGGACGCGGTGCTCACAGACCACGAGGCAGAGTGGCTGATTCGTGCTGTAGCTGAGTTCCGTGGCGATCCCCCAATACCGGCGGATAAACCCTGCGAGCACTCTTGGGATCGCACGCGGTATGAGTGATCCGCTCTATAAAAAGTTCCTCAACGCGGACTCTTGGGAGCAGCGCTGCGAGATGATCGGCCGCAAGGCTCTTGCCCTGCAGGAAGGTGTGCCTCCAGAGTTCAACTTGGCTCCTACTCTGGAGCTGGTAAGCAGGGCGTGGTACATGGGTTTCGACCTGGTACGCACTGACAGCGCATCCGAGTCGCCCAAATCGTAGTTTCGATGCGATGAAATGCTTAATCAGGGATGGGTTCGTAAGTCGCACGGAAAATGTCGTCTCGGCAGGGATATCTCTCCCCCTTGATCCCCGTAATGATCCAGTCGCCCGGCATTGCCACCATGTCGCCCTCGAGCGTTCGAATTCTCAAAGGCTCCGACCCTTCGTGCCGTTGGGCGTCTACTGTAACCGGGCGTTTTCGGTATTTGCCCATGGTGCTATCGAACCCGATGCGGCTCAAGGCTTCTCTGATGCGACAGCGCCTTCGGCCGCCAGGTCGCCGAGGGTGAACCCGCGCTTCTTCGACGCACTGCGCAAATGTCTGTGAGTGTTTCGATTCGAGCGAGAACGGATATATCTGCGGTGCTCTCGTTCCGGTATCCACTCCGGAAATCGACCCTTCTGGGGCATTTTCTGGCCTGACGTTACTGGATGGGACTCTTGGCTGCCTTTATGGCCGTCGCAATCGAAGGGGCAATCTTCTCCGCTGACCTTCCTGCGACATATCCGCCCAAGCAGATTTTGACCAGTCCGAACATATCGTCCACGGAGCTCTGCGTGAGGTTCTTTGGACCATAGCCGAACCAGTACATGCCGACACATATCACCAGAAACAGTGCGGTCATCGGTCGCCAATTGCGCTGTAGCCAGCTATTCCCGGTGGCCTCAGCCTTGACGATATCGGACTGCGCAGACAGCAGCTGCCTCTGGTAATCCATCATCTGTTCGGCGGCCTGAATCTGCCCTTGAATCACGACCTGCTGCAGTTGGATTTTGGCATCCCCTGAGGGCAGGACGTGATCGATCACATCCGAGATGGGCTTGAAGATCCCCGCAATAAAGTCCAGCACACCCATCAGAGTTTCTTAGCCTCAGAGGCCATGTTCTGAACGGCCAAAGCGACCTTGTCGACCTTGGCCGCATTTTTCCTCTCAAATAGCATGCCGGCCAAAAAGGCCGCCCCCAGCAGCACGAGCGCTGCGATGACATACCATAAATTACCCATGAATCCCTCCCGGATATTTGGTGACAAATTCTACGATGCAGAGCAGCACCACACTGATCCACAGTGTAGGCCAGTTCAACGGACTCACCGAAACGATGGCCAGGATCAGTGCGGCCACTAGAAGGATGAGGATGAGCATTCGACCTCCTAGACCATGCCGGTCAGGCAACCGAACCAGAGATCGACGGGGCTCCAAGTGGGGCGAGGATTATCACTACTCCGGAAACTACGAAAGGGCTCGATTTATTGCCCTCCACCGGAGGACTCTGAGTGTCCATAATCGCTACTTCCCAGGAGTCCCCGTTGACGGCTTGGACCGTGTCCGTAAAAGCCGTACCAACGGCAGCGGCAGCAGCGCTCGTATTGACCAGCGTGCCGTTTTTGAAGAAGACAGCCGGCCCGATATCTGAGGCGCTGATAGAGGAGCCATCCGATCGTGTGGTGGGCAACGCAGTAATTTGCACAGTCGTAACCGTAGCCATTGCATCATTCCTCCGCTTGAGGGTTATTTAACGCAAGTCCTAAAAGAATCGTGGAATCAGGCCAAGG